CCGCTGCGGTTCACGCTGCCGATACACTACCATGTGCAGAACTTGAACGAGATCCAGATTGCGGCGGATGACGCCTGTATCGAGAAAATGCTCAAGACCCTGTGGATGGAGTACAAGGGAGCCGACGGCTTCCATGAAGCGTTCCCGGTAATCGAAGACCTGCTTCATCATGCACCGGGGGCGAAGAACCTTGCGGAGTTCAACACCGGATGCCTTCTGATGCTTGCCAATGAGTTCGGACTCGCATCCAGAGTGGAGTTCATCAACAGTTCCGACCTGCCGATCACGAAGCGGAGAGACGCCCGCATCATCGAGATGTGCGGGCTTCTCGGAGCGAAGGTGTATGTGAGCGGGAGCGGGGCGAAGGACTACCACATCGAAGAGGATTACGCCAGAGCGGGAGTCGAGCTGGTGTATTCCGATTACCAACCAATCACATACCCGCAGGTGGGCGGGCCGTTTACCGAGAATATGTCGGTGATCGACTACGTCCTGAACTGCGGCTTCAAACTGCCGGAGGAGTGGAAAAGATATGAGTGAGACGACCTTCGGAATCTACATCCCGAGCTACAAGCGGGCAAAGACCTGCAACGCGCACAAGTTTCTGGAGTATGGAACGTACATCGTCCGAGAGAGCGAATATGGGGAGTACGTCGAAGCTCTGAAGGACTACGCCGACCACATCAAGGTTCAGGCGGTGGAGGACAGCCAGATCTGCGGGTTGACTGAGGTGAACCAATGGCTTGCCGACAACGCCCCGGAGGATGTGATCGCCATACTGGATGACGACATCCACCACTTCTACTACCGGATGTTCGACACCAGCTCGATTGACGATCCTGAGATCGTCACATCGGAGCTGGAGCGGGTGGGGCAGCTCATGTCCGACCTCGGCATCGGCTTCGGGGCGACCGACGCGACCATCAGACCGTGGAACTACGATTGCGAGTTCTCGTTCAAGGGATGCGCGGGAGCTGTGAGGTGGATCAACCGGAAGACGTTCAAGGCGAAGTGCAACAAGGAACTGGAGTACAACTACGACCTCGACGTTGTGCTTCAAGAGCTTCTGGTGAACCGGGTGATTCTCAAACCGAAATACTTCTGCTCGAAGGGCCTGACAGACACCAACGAGGGAGGGGCTTCGGGGAAGAAGCGGGGAGACCAGATAGCCAGCATCAAGCTGATGGAAGCAAAGTGGGGCAGGTACTTCTCCTACAACATGAAGATGAATGTCCCTCACATCAATGTGAAACGGTGATATTGTGCGAAATGTTCGCATAAAATACGCAAACACATTGACTTTCCGCCGGAATAAGTTAAGATATAGTCAAAGCCAACAACGACTATGTACTGGCTGAAACGACGAAAGGATGATGAAATTTGGCCTATCAGATGCTGACGCGGACTGGACTCTCGTTTTGGGAGGTCACGTCTGCAATGCAGAACTCGATCCGAAAAGGCGACTATGAAATCGCCGGTTTCTGTTTATGGGAGCTTCTTCCGCAGTACACGCCGTACTTGCGAAAGCGGCTCCTTGTCATTTCTGCGGAGGACTGTTACGGCGTTATTACGAAGGAGATCCTGAACCTGTGCGAGATCGGCACAGAGAAGAGCCTGACGGATGCGGTGAACCTGCTCTGCAAAGCGAAAAAGAACAGAGACGCCGACTACTTCGTCTGCAACCTGATGTTCAACGAAGCGGATGCTCGAAGCTGGAGCAAGGGAGAACTTGCACGAACGCTGCATACGGCAATCCGAAGAAAGAATATCATCGACGCCGGCAGATACAGCGCGGAGCTTTTCAAAGTGAACCGTAAAGAGTTCTGGAAGATGCTCAACGACACGGCGATGGTCTTCTATCCCGACCTGTACGATGAAGTCAAAGCTCTGGAAGCTGCGAACGCCAAAATGAGCAAGCCTGCGGAAGAAACGATCTTCGTCGCAAAGGCGATGGTCCTGATGTGGACTCCGCAAGAGAAAGACCTGCTCGGCTATCCGGCAATGCGCTTCGATGGAGTGATGACGACGGAGGAGCTACCTGAAGCAAAGCCCGCTGAGGAGTGCAGAAAAATCCGAGGTCTGTTTCCTGAGTGGGCGTACAACTGGCACACATCATACGGCAAGTACAAGCTCAAGAGAGACGCGGTACACGCCATCGAAAACGACCAGAAGCTGCTGACGCCTCTGGTGGAGAACCTGTTCGATGACTGCTCGTGGAACCGGGACATCAACGCCTGCCTCCTGAAGCACAACCCGAACGGCTACGCTCTCCCGTTTGACGACGGCAAGCTCGACCCGAGAGTGAAATATGGAACGCAAGAGTGACGCCGTCCGCCGACTGGTGGCGGCGGGAGACTTCAAGGCAGCCCTGCGGATAGCAAAGGACTTCCGGCTGGGGATTGCCAAAGAGGACTCGGATGACATGAAACGGGGGTATGAGTGCATGGTACACCCGGCGTTTTATCAATCAATCGGCATAGACCCACGCCAAACCGCGCTAAAGGGCGTGGAAACAGTGCAAAGGCTGTATGGGACATAAACCCATACCTGAAAATACAAGCCCGGAAAACAGCTCCTACACCGCAAGGTGAGGGGCTGTTTTTCGTGGGAAGAGGAGGTGGAAAGAGTGGCGAAAGGTAAAGGAGCACCGGAAAATCTGGACCCCGTCCGAACCAAGGAAGAAGCAAAGCGTCGAGGGGCGAATGGAGGCAAGAAATCCGGGGAGGTTCGCAGGGCAAAAAGGGATGCGAAATCCGCCATTCGATACCTGCTCGATTTGCCTCCTACGGTGAGCGTGAAAGCCAACCTGAAGGAGATGGGCTTCCCGGTAAATGAGCAGACCAACATGGCTGCTCTGCAAGCTCGCCTGTTCACTATGGCAATGGGCGGCAACATTGATGCGTACAACACGCTGATGAAAATGGCCGGGTACGAACCCGAAGAAAACCGCAAGGAGCGCGAGAGCATCGCTTCCGACATCCGAAGGGAGAAGGAACTGGAAGCGAAGGTCAACGCTCTGGGTGGCGATATGGACGGCGCACAGATGGCCGTCAACCTCCACGACGAAGACGAGAACAATGACGTCGTCATCTATATGCCGCAGACGGCCAGCGAGGAAAGCTGCACCGTCAAGGAAGACGAGCCTGAGAGCGAGGACACCGAACAGCCTGCGGATACGGAATAAGGCGGTGAGACTATGGCACGGATCGTAAAGCCGCAGCCGGGTCCTCAGACCGCATTTATGGCCACTCCGGCAAACGTGTGCATATATGGAGGAGCAGCGGGCGGTGGCAAGTCTTTCGGCCTGCTGATGTCTGCGCTGCGGTACAAAAACGTTAAGGGCTTCGGCTGCACGATCTTCCGCCGCAATTTCAACCAGATCTTCAGCCAGGGTGGTCTTTGGGACGAATCCATGAAGATCTATCAGGGCATCCGCGGAGCCGACCCGAAGTTTGCCCGCGGGCAGTGGTGGTTCCGCAATCAGAACGGAGACATTGTATCGAAGGTGACATTCGCCCACATCGAGCGTGACGAGGATGTGCATAAATGGCAAGGCTCTCAGATCTGTGAGATTGGCTTTGACGAGCTGACCCATTTCAGCGAGAAGACGTTCTTCTATATGCTGTCCCGTAACCGTTCGACCTGCGGCGTAGAACCGTTCATCCGAGCGACTTGCAACCCTGACGCGGATAGCTGGGTGGCAAAGTTCATTGAGTGGTGGATCGACCAAGACACCGGATACCCGATCCCCGAAAGAAGTGGAAAGCTGCGGTGGTTCGTCCGCCGCGATGAAATACTGTACTGGGCGAACACGAAGCAGGAACTCTGGAAACAGTTCGACCTGAAAACGCCAGAGGAAAAGGCTGAACCACGCTCCGTCACGTTCATCATGTCGAAGCTGGAAGACAACCAAGAACTGCTGAAGGTGAACCCCGGATACATGGCGAACCTGAAAGCCATGTCTGTCATCGAGCGCGAGCGGCTCCTGCACGGCAACTGGAAGATCAAGGCTGCCAGCGGACTGTTTTTCAAGCGGTCGCAGGTCAGCATTCTGGAGGCCATGCCAACCGACTTTGTCTCCGTGTGCCGTGCGTGGGATATTGCGGCGACTGAGGACAAACCGGACG